GTGTCCCCCCCTCGCTAAAAAAGCGCCTTCTGAGCGTGAACCCTTAGCACTGTTGCAACGCTTGCAGGCTGGAACCATATTGTCAATGCTCATTGGATCACCGCCACTAACAATAGGGATTACATGATCAATAGTATCTGCGTCTTGACCGCAATAGACACACGACCAACCACCAGCGTCAAGAACCTTTAATCGCTGGGCCTTGTATTTGCGTTGATCTCTAGGATCACGCACTCTGGGTTTTGACATTTAATACCAGTTCTTCTTACGCCAATGATTAAGAGCGGCGCATGTATTGGGTTGCATCCCATCTATTGTACGCACATAACCGAACTTATGGCCTATGTAACGCAATCCCCAATCCACTTGTTCTAGGGGATTAGCTGTTCTTAACCACTCGCTCTTACCTTGGGGAATTCCATATACCTGGTGTTTGCCACCAACGTTGCCTACCGCTTTCCAATTCCACGAACTCTCTTTACCCCATAGAATTGAAACACATTTGTAATTCTTGGCTGTTAATTGTCCTTGTGCATACTGTTTTGAAGTAAGTCTTTTATTAGGATCGTTTGTCGCACTTGCAGCTGATACGAAGTTGAAGCATAGAGCTGTCCCTAACACGATTGCTACCGAGCGAACTAACCGCTTCACGGTTCGCTCTGAGCACCTGGTGTGCTCTAGCCCTCTGAGTGTAATATCTAAGTCAAGTTTCTTAAGCATGGCTTCCTAACTAATCTCATTATATGGACAGTGATTTACATCACATTACTTATCAGTTGAATAAAATCCCTTTCCCTTGAACACTAATCCAGGCACTGAGTAGATTCGTGTAGCTTGTGCTCCACAATCAGTGCATCTCACTAAGTCGTGATCCATCGATAATTCCAATTCCATCTGTGTATTACAAATAGGACAGCGATATTCATAGATTGGCATTATCGGTTTCTTTCTCACAGGTTTTGCACTCCATTTTCTCAATGATCCAACCACCACATTTGTTACAACGAATTGGATTTAACTCTAAAGGTATCTTGTCATAACCTGCTCTTAGCAGTAGCTCCACCAAAGCAGATAACGGTAACAGTGCCGCATATTCAGACACTGATGTCCCTTGTCCGTTACATCTCAAGACGACTACCCCAAGTTTCCCACTCTTAGTCGTTCTTGCTCTGCTTTGGCGAAGCCATGCTAGAGGCTGGAACTTAGCAACACCTTTTACTTCCACGTCAAATGGAAGATTTACGATGTCACCAGACGGATCAGCCCCTCTTCCAACCGTAGCGTAGTGCCACCACTCCCTCAAGTAGTCGGCAACAAGACGCTCCGTTGCTAAGCCTCTATTGCGCCTGTGATTCGTCATCAAGCTCTTTCGTTACAGTCAATGCAATATGTGAAACTGCATGACATTTCAGACAAGTAATAAATACCTCATCATTAATTGCTGGAGTAATAGCCAAAGGCTCATTGCATAAATCGCAATAGATAACAATACTCTGCGGTTCTTCGGACTCTCCGCCCATGATCGTGGCTCTGCCATCAACAAAGGTTACCATTTCAGCCATGTTATGCCCTAACCTTTTGAGGCTGCCAATTGCCTTGTGGTGATATTTCGTACCAAATTACATCTTGCCCTTTATCGCATCGATCAATCTCGCCATTAGCAGCAGCCGAGCATTTGAAGTGACCCCATTGTTTACCCTTGCTGGAACCTGACTTCCAATACATTTCCCCGTGACGACAGCGCGGCGCATCTTTGTCAGTGGTTCCACCTATGATGTCCTTGACTGTTGCCACAGCTTCTTCGCTTGTTATCGGCATTGCAACTGATTTGATAGTCCAAGGATCATCTTCTTTAGCAACTGGGATATATTCTGTCTTATCCCTCATCTGAGTCTTGACGACTTTCATCATCTCTTCACGACTTGGAGCGTTCTTCTCTGTACCTATATTGGCATTTTTTAGGGCAACTCCAATTGCGGAAGTTTCTCCATTTTCTAGGGCAAAATCTTTATTTACCCCACGTTCAGAAACTTCTTCGTTAGCATGACCAGTTGCAAAAGGTCTTTCATCTGTCCATAATCGATAAAGATGAGCTTTAATTATGAAGCGCTTATCGCCCCAATCAAGTATCTCGGTGACGATTGATCCGTCAGGGAATTTTTCCCAGAACATTTTGATACGTTCTTTTACCGTAGTGTAATCATCCAAATTAAACATATAGTTCATCGCCTTCTGTTTGTAGTTCAACCGCTATTGCTAGATACGCTATTGCATCGATGTAAGAATCTGTGTAATTTGGCGATTCTGTGATTCTGGCGAGTTTGACTTCGACCATTGCAAGTGCAGCTTGAACGTCTGTGACTGGGTAATCAAGTAGACAGGATAACCTTGCAGCAATCCGACCTTGATTGATTCTTGGATGACCGTAGACCTTGCCACGATCTTGCATGATGTCAATTGCATCGATGAGTGCCTCTGTCGCTTTCATCTATTCCTTCCAAAATTCTTGTCTAGAGATTGACCGACCACGTGTGTAGCCTTCGCGAACACCATCCTTGTGTCCTGTCCAATACCAAACAAATGAAGTTGCAAACATGACTCCTAAGATTCCAATGATTTGTAGTGAATTCATTATCGGCTCCAACACATTGATTTGTAATCCGTAATGATTGTCCATTGACCTAGTGATTCGTCAAAAAGAACAACAAAGTCATCGCCCATTTGTCTAAGTATTGTGCGACCTGCCATCAAGTTCGCATAATTATCAAACCAGTAGATGTATTTAAGTGAATAATCGATAGCACCCTCGAAGCGACCATCTTGAGCTTCCCAGTTACTGCCTTTGAATTGCATGGATGTTTCTGTCAGATTCTCAAAATCCTCTGCCATTTCCATGTAATTTGTATCTGTATCAATCATTGTCTTACCTTCCTGTAAACGATGCCCTTGATCGAGTACGGGATTAGTGTTGCAGTTTATTTGGGTTTAGCAAGCATATTTTGATAACGAAATGGTAACAATTCTGAATCATCCATTTGATCATCTACATCCCGAAGGATGTCGTTACCGAGCGCGCCCGTATCTCTTACCTGACACAATGAATGTTCCATCCTTTTCAAGATTTATGATGCTGACCTGCACGTTCGCACCGATTTCCTCGATGATGATGAAGGCTTGTTGCCAGTTCATTGTGCCTTTAGTGTAATGAGCCTGTCTGACATCCATGAGATGCCCTGCTTCCCATCCACGCAGGATACGGCCTATACGACCCCCTGAAGCCTCTGTGAAGGCCGATTGCCCTGCCCTATGAGTGTGTCCACATATAACGCTAATACCGTGCCTACGAGCCGCTTCTAAGGCTGTAAGACCAGGTGTAGGCTTTACGCTTTGTTCATCGCCATGAACTGCCACAATGCCCTTTGCAATGGCGTAAGGCTTCTTGTGATAGGTAATTCCTAGTTCATCTAGTTTCATAAACTTCTCGAAGCGCAACTCTGGCAACGCCAAGAATGCAGGAATCTTCTTCATCGTTACATTGTAAAGTCTGTCTGTGTGATTGCTACGGATCATGTGAGCTTCTTTAGCATGCTCTACTAATGACCAGAGAACTTCTACTGCTTCATCTCTATCAGCAGCTAATGTCTGCTCGTACCATCCTGGCGTGTTCTCTGTCCAACGACTGATTTGTGGGAGATCGATTTCATCTCCAAGTGTAACGACAGAATCGGGGCGGTAAGTCTTAATAAAACTTGCAACATTTTTAACAGCTACTGGATCGTGATAGGGAACTTGTAAGTCTGGAACTACTACAGTTCTTTTCATTCATCCTCATCGTCATACCAGTCTGGCTCTGGGATATTTGGGTTGATAGGCGATGGAAGTATCCACTCAGGATAAGCCTGTTTCTCTACAATAATGGCAAGTGCCAAATCAACATCGAAGCCTGCGCGGCGTAATGCACGATACATTTCATGCACTCCGATAGCCCACGCATCTAACTTGGAATAGCCTTCATCCACAAGCTTGTTAGTTGCTTTTCTTGCCATGAGATAAGTGTCACCTCTCCAATAAAGAAATGATTGTTTCGACACGCCCTTCGAGTCGATTCAATCTATCGTTCATCGATGAACCGCCATTAGGTTTTAGTTCATTTAAGTAATGCTTTACTAGCCAGCGGATTGATCCAACAAAGCCAGTAACGATTGAGATGCCTGCAACTGCAAGAGCTGCCCAATTAAGGGCAGTCATTACTTCTGAATGCCTAAACCTGAGTCGTTAGGATTTAACCAACGAATAACTGGTGGCAAGCATGATGAAAGTCCAGCAGCAAGTAATGCCTTTGGCTCTGTAACACCTGCTGCTGCGAGTGATAGAACTGCTACTAGAAATGCTCTAGCCCATGAGCCTGCTGCTGTTTTTAGGTCTTTCATTTGTTTGCTCCTAGCATCGGGATGTTGTCGAACCAGCGACCATTCTGATCGCCTTCCTTAGTGAATGAAATGTGGATGTGATGATCGTGGCGATTAATCCCATCATAAGTACGCCAGTTCCAAGATTTCTTAGCGGAAGCGATTTTGCCTGCATAGATGATGTAAGAAATTCTTTTCTCACCTGCTTTGGCGCATAGGCGTATTTGGTCGGCAAGATAAGCACCTGTGCTGGGGCGTGAGTCGAAATCCTTATCCACATCAATAGCCCTGACGATTCCGTTAGACGGATCGGGATTGTGGTCACTTGCACGATTGGAGTGTGCGGCATCGCCTATCCAACCATCGGACTTTCTATCGCGGTCAGGAAAGGAATCATCAATCTGCTCACGGAGTTGTTGCCCTGCTTTACAGAGTAGCGGCTTCATCAAGACTCTTTAGATATCTTTGATAATCAGAGTTAGCAGGGTCAAGCGGAATAAACAAAGTTGAACCATCATCTAAATCTGCTTGAATATATTTATCACCCATTGAACTTGCCTTTTCTGTATAATTAATCATAGTTCTGCACTCATTCCTAATTTCGCACTTGCATTATTTGACCTGATATTCGTCGCTGCTCCAACAGTACCTAATACATTGCCACTACCTTCAACATTTACTGCGTTTCCATTTACAATGCCAAAAACAATAGTGTCGAAAGTGTCGGCTGATGCGTTGAAATAACTTACCCAATAATTTGTGCCATTAGTTGCGTTAATTGTTGGAGAAGTTCGCATTGTTACAGGCAACGGTATAATTCCAATAATAGTATTGGCTGTAAAGTATCCACCTTGCATAACTGGCTTATCGTTGGCATCTATGTGTTGGTAGTAATATCTTTGGCATAAACTCAATTCGCCACCGTAAGTAGAACCAGTACGAGCAAAAGTTGTGGCAGTAGAACCTAGTTCTAATTGCACACCTGTTATGTCAAAATAATCGTTTGCTCCTGCTGTACCTACTCCAGTCATAATGAAGAAAAAACCTAATTGAGTTGCACTAGAAGATACTGTTGCAGTATAAGTAAATCTTTGCCATGTCGTAGTTAGCGTTGCCGATGAGTTAATTACATCAGAAACACCAGTCATACCAGCAATTACATTTTGGTCTGTGCCAGTTCCTTGTCTGACTTGAAACGGAATAGTGCTAGATGCTCCAGAATAGTTTGCACCCTTACGAGCATAAAATGAAAAAGTAATTGCTTTACCAGCATAAGGTATTGAGTTTGAAGTTTCTAAAGTTTGTGCTAAATATGTTGGAGTAGTAGAAGTTGAACCTGAGTTTCTCTGAAATCTTAGGTTGTATTGGATATTGGGTAAATTAGTTGTATCGCCAGTTGCTTGACGGCTAACTGTATAAACTGTGTTATTCCAAGTCTGCCAACGGTCTGCTGTATAAACATAGTTGCCAGTTGTAATGGATGTACCGCGTTGCCATATATCCATGCCGCCATTTATAACTGCGTTCTTGCCAGCAGAAGTTGTGACTGATTGACCAAGCAGGTTAATCGTTCCATTGGTATCGTTAATATCGGATGCGGAGAACACATCTCCGTTTGCATAAGTTACTTTAGTTGGAAATCCGACAGCCATTAGCACACCTCTTTCATAGGGTCAATTCTAGTACATAACATCGAGTAAAGGCTCCTGCGTAGCAAGTGTGGTTGTCCAGGTGTTAGGGGTAATGTTGTGAGCAATTCCCTGCACTTGGAGTTTCTTCTGAATAGTTGATCCACCAGGTTGCTCATTGGTAATGTCTACTGTGTTAAAAAAGTCAAGGCTAAGAGCTGCTGTGATGCCTGCTGAATATGATGGAGTCATTAAATCTAGGGTAATTGTTTCAATTCTGATACTGGTGTCCTTGCGCGACTGGACATAAGCAGTTGCCAGACTCAGCGCAACGGGGTCTGTCTGCATCAGCATGTCTGTAGCTGTAATAGATCGTGTGAAGTATTGAGCAATCGATGTCGCATCAGAGTAAGTCTGGGTTGTGCCACCGATACGAGTAACGCTGGCCTTGTTCACAATTTGTTTATCATCTAATGCAAAAGTGATTCCTGCGTAATTAATGCCTGTGCCTGTTTGATTGAAAATTGTTGGAGATGCGCTCTGAGCATCATAAACATATTGACGACCCTTAAAGGTTGCTACGCCGTTCTCATCGATGTAGAACGCGCCTTGCTCTGTAAATTCGCAAGTCTGGATTGCTCCTAGAACTGTTCTTTGAGTGCCTGGATCAGCTTGAACAGTTGTTGCACCTGTTCCAATACTTGTAAATGCTGGTGGCCAAGCAATCATTGAAAGAATAGATTGAACGCGTTGAGCAGTTGTCTGACCTGCTGTGCCACCTGTAACGGTTGTAACGTTTGAGTTATACATCAAACGGAAGGCATCTACCACAATAAACGTGCAATATCCCGTGTCCTGCCCTTGCGGGTAGGTATAACGATATTCTGTGATGTAACCCCCGAATAATCCATAAGTTACCCCATCATAGACAGCAGATGCCTGTATCTTTCTAAGTGGCTGTAATAGCCCGTAGTAAGGGCTCGCGGTGTTCTGTGGATTCCAGTCACCATTAGGATCAACAATCTTAATTGTTGCCTGACCAGCTTCATAATTATCTTGAAGGATATTGCGCTGTCTACGAGTTGAGATGTTAAGGGTGCTGGTAGAAACATCAACAATTACAGGAATGCTTGAAGCAAGTTCAGCAAAGCCTAATTGCGAAGTATTAAGAATAAACGGATTCCCGAAGGAAGCTCCGCCACTTAGATTAATTTTGACGGATACTGTGGCTGGCAGACCCATTATACATAACTCGTTGAATAGTTAATTGGGATTCCAGAAGCCTGATTATTGTAGATTCCTTGAGTAATGGCTGATACGAGATCACGCTCTGTTGTAACTGATCCTGCAACATTGACGATAATTGCACTTCCAGTATTTCCTGAATAACTCGCATATCTTGCTTCACTCTGTCTGAAAGATTCTAAAGGAGATTGTGGCACTGATGGTGGTGTTTGAGTTAAAGGCGTAGGCATAGGGCCTTGTGTTAGCGAATTGATTTCGGCTTGCTTGAAGGAAGCCAGTCCTGCTGAATATGATATTTGTAAAGCTGCTGCTGCCATCGCATCAGCTAATTTTCTTGCTGCATCGGCTCCGTCTAGTTCAGCTTTAATTTTGCCAGCAAGGGCAGAATCATTGTCATGGATAGCAATTAGCGATCTGATACGCATTTTTGTTTCATCATCAGTAGCCTGATTTAGAGCTGCAAACAAACCAACGCGCTCGACATCAAATTTCTTTTTAAGTTCTTCAAGAGCCTGTTGATCTGCCGTCAGAACAATTTTTCGAGTCATTAAACTATTGTCAATAGTCAATAAAGCATTACGGTCTTTTGCTAATTTTTCAGCCTTTTTAGCCAAAGCAATTTGTGAACGCTGGGTGTCCATATTGCTGCCGCCAGTAAGTTGAAGATTGCCAGCGCCAGTAGAAGGATTCTTAAATACAATGCGACCACCAGCAACTACACGTTCTGGTGCAAATGCAGCTCTAGCCTGCTGCCCTGTTGATATGGCAATGTAGTCTGAAATTTTAGTAATGAGATTTGCAAAAGAGGTT